GAGTGTCAAATAGTACTGCCCAGTCAATGTTAGACTTCTCTCGATCAGCTTTTCGATTGCCTTTATATGGAGCAAAGTAATCACGACGCCAGTACTTCTTATCATCGCAAGCAATAACAAGCTCACCATAGTCTGAAAACTTTACTTTAAGAGAACGAATGGTATTGATTACCATATGTCGAACAAGATCAGGTTGAATAGCATCAGTGTGCTGTCCAACCTGCATCATAATGTTCGAAATCATTACTTGTGATAAGTCAAGGAGAATCATAATTGTAGGTTAAAGAGTTAATGATATGTTATGTTAACCTATACGCGTTCTAATGTCAACCTACTCTATAGTGAAATACTTCGCCGCTCGACAGCTTTCTGCTTTCTACATCGGGGAAAGCTCTCTTGAGACTGTTAAGCAGATCGGTCCACATGGAAACGATCCGCGGCCACGAGTAACGTAGATTAGCATAACTGCTCTGTATTCCGGTAACGTTTGTTATTGTAGGATCATTACGATTCTCAATAATATTTTCAAGGTGTGTGTAGAGGATTTGAGCGTGTGCGTTTGCATCCTCATGCCACTGGTACATCATTGTTGTTCCACCTGCAGTCTCAAACAGAGCTGCGTAGTTGGGATGCAAGCAGATACATTTAGCACTCATAGCTTCCATCAGACTCAAACAAGATGTCTCAGCCCAAATAGAAGGGTATGCAAACACATGAGCCTGTGCAACAGCCTTACGGACCTCATCATTTGAGACCGTACCATGGTAATTGATCTGATTATGATTACGACAAACTTCGAACAGTTGTTCGTATTGTGTATCACGTTGTTCCCAACCATAGATCTTGAAGCTGGAATACACATCAAGCTCAATGAAGTCATACTTCTCAGCTAGCTTGGTAAACACTGGAACAAGTAGTTCTAGACCACGATGAGGTGTGGTGTGGTAAATGATTTTAAACTTGTCTGTTGGTTTAACGATCTCGCTTTCTGCAATAGGTTCAATAGCGTTTTCAATGACAAGGAACTTACTAAAAGGGATTCTATAGTAAGCTGAAAACTGCTGCATTTGCCAGTTAGATACACATACAAGTTGATGGAACTTATCATGTCCACCATTCTTAAGATGATCACATTCAGGGTCACCGGGCAAATCATGGAGCCATAAGACACGAATCTTTGATTCGTCTAGCTCTCTCACTCGAGAAGGTATAATTTGAAAGTCTTCAACAAGAGCAGGATCAAGACGGCTCTCAAGTCCAACCCTCATTAGCTCTGTTCCACCTTTAGAGTTCTTTGAAACTTCATTAACATCAAATCCCATAATGTATCCTTTTAAAATGCTTCCATGACGAACTAATAATGTCTTCTATGTTATACTTATACGTGAATCCATGCAGTGTAAACTTGGTTGGCTCTGCCACCAGATATGGAACATCACCAGGTCGTCGTTGACCCGTTTCGTATGTAACACTACACCCTGTCTGTTTATTGAACATATCAATCATTTCAAAAACGGACGTTCCTTGCTTTGATCCAAGGTTGTATGTGCCATAGATTTTGTTCTGAGCGGCAAAGCATTGCGCACGACAGATGTCCAATACATGAACATAGTCCCTAATGCAAGTACCATCAGGAGTGGGATAGTCATCACCATAAACAGTAACGGGACTATTATTAATCGCAGAAACACATATCCGTGAAATAAGGTGGGTGTCTTGATGTTCTTCGCCAAACTCATCGTACGCTCCCGCAACATTAAAGAAACGAAATGATGTAACATTTATGCCGTAGAGAGAACAGTAATCAAGCATTCTCTCGCATTGTAGTTTGCTCCTACCATAATTACTTGCCGGATCAGCAAAGTATGTTTCTTTCTTAGGTTCTAAGAAACCATTGAGTCTATAAACAGCTGCTGTACTAGCAAAGATAATGTGTCCTTTCCATTTACGATCAATCAGCTTTTTGAGGAAATTGATGGTCCGAGCAGTATTGTTCCAATAGTATGTCGTTGGATCTTCAGCGTCCGGGCCAACAGTACTTGTTGCTGCTAGGTGGAGGATTGTAGACACGTTTGATCTTACGATCTGATCAACATATGCATCATCATCAAATGAACCGTGGTACACCGATTTTGCGTACTTTGTCCATAACGAATGATCGAGGTTGATATCACAGGCAAGGACCTCAAGTCCTTGCTCTGTTAGCATTTTACGAAGAATGGATCCAATAAAGCCATGGGATCCGGTTACAGCTACTGTATTCATAATTAAACGTTGCGATAGTTGTCTTCAGATTGCTTGGCTACATTGGCTTCTGTTACGCGTTTACGTAGTCCTGAACTACTAAATCGATGAGTCCGTTTATTGAAGTAGAATTCAATACCTCGTTCAATACAATAATCACGGCCAGTAAAGTTTTTATCGATATATTCTTCACCAAGGATTCGTATATCAATAGGAAGCATTTGAATAAGGTCAACGAGATCTTGTTCTGTTTCATAAACAATAATCTCGTCAACATACTTAACAGCTTTGAGCTGAACATATCGTTCAACAATTGTTTGAACAGGTTTGTTCTTCTCTGTTCTATCAATGCTTGGATCAATTTGTAGTCCGCAAATAAGGTACTCGCAGACGCTCTTTGCTTCTTCAAGCATAAGAATATGACCAGCATGTAGTAGGTCAAATGTAGAGCATGTGAACCCTACCTTACGATTGTAAACATTTGTCATTCATCACCCACTTCAACACGAATTTGCTTAATTGAATCATAACGAAACGAGCGCCACGCTGATTTATCTAGATCCCACACAGCGCAAACGTCATCGTTCTTTTCTTTAACAAGATCTGTTTTCTTCTCATAAACAACAAGATCTTCTTCTCGAAGACTACAACGCATCTCACGTTTCGACCCATCGCTCTTAATGAACGTAACGTATATAGGCTGTACTTTCATCATCCCAGTTAGCCACTCACGGAACCTACGACGTTCTTTCTCACCAGAGAGAGTGTAGTAATTTTCGTTGATCATTTCAGGTTTGATTTCGGTCATAATAATCTCCAAACAAAAAAAGGGCCCTAAGGCCCTTAGTTTACACTAAACTAACATTTAGGCAAGGCCCAAACTAATAGCGCGATAACCTGCTGCAACAACACGAGGACCAGGACGGCCAGTACGGTACTTAACTACCGTTTCACCACGGCTGGTAACCGTTTGAACAGAATGCACAGGAAAACCATCTTCAAGGCGAAGTTGGCTAATAACTTTCGTAGGGGAAGCAATACGATAAAGGTTACGAATTTGCTTCGTGGTCAAAACAGCACCATTGTTAAAAGCACGACGAAGTTTTTGCTTTTGAGTCATCATATAAAGTTCTCCTTTGGTTAAGAAACGCTTGTTAAGCAAGCCACGACATATTAAAGAATAAAAAAACAAAAGTCAACATACCAACAAAATTATTTTTTTAAGGTATATGCATCCTTAGCAAGTTTAAGAACCCGTGAAGGTTGTCCTGTCCTTACAACGAAGAACTTCTTACCTTCAATTTCATCCTCTGAAAGAACATCACCAGTAATGAGTTCATTATTAAATCGATTCTGAAGAGTAATGTTTTCTTTGATCTGTTGTTTCTTCAATGCTTTCATGTGTACTTCCATTTAATAAAGTTAAAGTATTGACTGTTATGGTCAATGATCTTTCTTGTCTCTTGCAAATACAATTTCTCCCAGTTCTGATATCTGGCTCTTGCTTCTTTCGGCGTAATGCCTAGTATACTCAAATAATGCATGTTTAGCCAAGGCTCACCGGCTTCAATATTGTGATTTTTCATTTTACGAGTTATACGATTACGTATAGTCACAGCCATATCCCAATTCATTGTTGGGCTTTCCCAATAGTTTATCGGCTTGTCTTCAAAAAACACATATCCATACTTAGATGCCTCTTTCTCAAAAATACTCTTCTCTTGTTCTTTTTTTGAACGAGTGGGGTCATATAGAGTTAAAGCAGACCAATTCATGTGTATATGTCTTCGTTTTGAATACCAATCTAACGTTTTTTCTAGGTCTTTAATCCCTTCACCAGGTAACCCAATAATGTTGCAACAATTAATCATCACGTTCTCTTTGGCCATATCAAAGTAGAAGTGATCGAGAAATTCCTTGGCATACTTTGCACTAAACGCTTTACCAACAGCATTAGCTGCTTGGGGGTGAAAGGATTCGATTCCAAATGAGCACCCAACAAGTCCAGCATTCAGAAGACGTTGTGTGGTTTTTTGATACCTATGAGCAAGATCAAGACGAATGTAACCCATCAGATTAATTCTGAAGGGAAGTGACTCTAACATCTCGCAAAATTGATTAACGCGTTCGTCATTATCATTAAAAGTATCGTCAGCTAACCAGTAGTGGGTAGTTTGATACTTTTCATAATTATTACATATCTCTTCTTTAATATTTTCAAGAGGTCGTTCGAATGTACCTATCTTCTTACCAATGTTTGCAAATTGACAGAACCGACATCTGAAGATGCATCCTCTTGAGGTCTCTAATGGAACTGGCTCTCTAGGAACAATACAATCAGTGTCGTGCCATTTAAAATCACAAGTTGTTATCTGCCAGTCGTATGGTTGTTTTTGGATACCACTTCTTTTTATCTTATCAAGCAACTGTGGTAACGTATTCTCCGCTTCGCCCTGAAGCATATAATCAGCTTCAAAAATATCTTGGAATGCAACAGCTTGTGATCCACCAACTATAATCTTTGTTTTGTACTTTTCTCTAAAGTGATCAATGGTATGAATAAGTTTATGTATTGCACTCTCATCCTGTAAATTACTGTCGTGAAATGATTGCGTCGAGAAGTCACCATGTGGATACCCCAGTAAGCTAGTTGAGATACCAATGATTGTTTTCTCATTAACGAACCCTTCACAGAGAGACAAAATTTCCTGAGCGGTGAGCATTTGGAGCTTTGACAGCACTTGTGATGTGTACCCATGTTTGCGTGCTATCCACGCAATCTTTGAAGGGCCCAGGACACGCATTCCCAAGTGGATGTGAAGTTCGTACAAATGAGCATTGATAGCTCTCACGTCTTCTTTAACTTTTTTATAAGAAGCGTGGTAATCCCCACCCATCGAGGAGTCGGCAGCTAGTATTAAAAAATCAACAGCCATTATAATTCCATCAGTCCGTGGAAGTAATTTGTTACGAAATCATCACGGAGAGTATTGAAGGTTGTATTGCCATATACAACATTACGAGGGTTGTTTAATATATAATTTTGATTAATACCTAGTGATAACATCTCCATTGTGCCCCAAGCAGTGACCCGACAATGCTTGTCGAAGTAATCATTCAACGGCGCAACACGTCTTGCTACATCGTGTTCGGTCATTCCATCAAGGATCCACATTGATCGACCTTTATGTGTAACGAATTGATATCCATACTCTTCAGCATGAATATCGAAGTAGCTTATACCTTCACGTTCATCTTCATTCCAGATACCTTTGTAGTTATTTCTGAACTTTTCTATGCCTAACGTCGCATAATAGGCACTAAGATTGTTTTCAACAGCCCATTCTCCTGCTCTTTGCCAATCGTCTGGTGTTTCATGAGGTAGTCCTGCTATCAAAGATATGAACACATTTATTTTGTCACCCCATACATTTTTAGTAAGCTCAGGAACATACTCACGTGCATGTTTACCTGACCATGCTTTGCCGATGAGGGTTGACGCTTTCGGCGTTAGGGACTCTATACCAAAATGCGTGGCTAGCAGACCCGAGTCTTGCAGGAGTTTGGCTGTATGTGGAAAGCGATGTATCAAGTCCACGCGCAAGTATGTCACATACTGGATTTTGAAAGGTAGGCTACTTACCATATCCGCCCAGGCCTCAACCTTCTCTGGTGTGTCATTGAAGGTATCATCAGTCAACATATAGTTTGTTGTACCAAAATGATCATAGTTATACAACATTTCGTCTTTTATTAAATTGATGTCCCGTACATATGTGCCTTTCTTTTTACCTAGCATAGTAAAACGACAGAACTTACACTCAAAGATACATCCTCTTGCACACTCTAGCGGAAGTGACTCATTACGTTGAATAATAGATGAAGAATGCCACCTATGCTGGCAGGTTTGAATGTCCCAAGGTGCAGTGATCTTTCTAAAGAGACCCGAATTCTTAATGTTATTAATGATTTGAAGGATTTTGTTCTCAGCAAAACTTACTATAACGTGGTCAAACTGATAGCCGTTTTTTTCAATAATCTTTGACCAAATGTGAGCCGAAGGTCCACCGATAATTGTTTTGTTTGTGTTAGTGATCTTTGGGCCAATGATATTGCGCATAAAATGAGCAATGGCTTTACATCCTCTACCATTGGCAAAAGTTGAACTAATACCAATAATAGTTCTAGGCCCAACGAACTTGTTAATAATACTTACAAGTTGATCTTGATTGAGGAAGTGAACAAAAGATATGACTTGGCAAGTATATCCACCTTCGCGAATTCGTTGTGCTATTTTGGAGGGTCCAAGGAAACGAGATGGATATGATGTACGGTCACCATTAAATGAAATGCCACCGTGCTTTTCATTAAGGTGAACATCGGTAGTAGTCTGTGTGATGTAGGACCACGCAGCCTCAAATATTACAACATCAACATAATTATTCATAATATGTGTTTTCTATGCACACGACATATAATCCAGTCGTTGTAATACCTTTGTGGTTCGTATAGAACATTATGTTCGAATTGAAATTTGGCTTCATAATATGAACATTCACCTTTATTCTTACATAGACGGATTATTTCACGAGTAAACATATCTTCACCAAGACGTTTAACGTCTTCTTGAACTGCTTTAGAACTACCGAAATATGTTTTCCAATCAGAAGGAGCCAAATATCTTTTTTTCTTGCCTTTTAATGTCTTTGTCTTCTTAAACCAAAATAACTTTTTACCAATGTAAACTTTACTATCAATATTGTTTGTTATTTTGTATACAAATCCATAATCATTTTCAGAAGGTTCTTCAAAAACGGCTCCGTTAAGGAGCCAAGTCATCTCGGATCAAGTTCGTCAAAAAGATCGTCATCCATTTCTTCATCGTCTCCTTCGACCTCACTACCACAGTATGGACAAAAGCATACTGATTCCTCTGTTTTGTATGGGGTGTGGACGATAAATTCAGCGTCACAGTTGTAACAGATAATTGGTCCATCTTGTTCGTCGTCAAGCATAAGCTACTCCTACCAGTTTTTAACTATATGTTTGTCGCTGTAGAAACACTCTTGAAGCATGTTATTCCACTCGACGTTATATGTAGCTTTGTCTCGCTCGCCCAAAACAGCAAACCCTCTCACTCGTTCATGACAACAGTAACACGTACCACAATGATTGTTATTGAAATGGTTTATCGTACAGGAGTGAGTGTTAAACAAGACATCTTGTCGACTAAGAAGGTAAAAGATTTCGATCGTGTTTTGTTTTAAGAGGTCAATAAAAGGCAGGTAAACGTTTTCTGATCTAACAAAATTTTTTTGTGTTTGTGATAGTATTTTTGTCGGAGCGAACATGAGTTTATTGGCCCCATTGAACCATCCATCAAAATTACATTGCTGCTTAGCAAGTAGCCTCATGCGTTTGTTCTCAGGAGGACTCATATCATTAAACGCAGGAGTATCTGATATAACCTTTCTTTGTGTAACGCCAAGATAATCACAGAGCTCAAGTGCTTTCACGGCTTCCCAATAACGTCGTGGTACATGAGCTGTAAACACATACACGTTTTCTTTACCATAGAAACGTTCGAGGAGAAGGTAGAGTGCTGCTGACTCCACCCCTCCTGACATTGACATGGCTACTTTCTTGAGATGGCTTGGGAAGGCATAATCAAGATCAAGTTCTGTTCCATCACGAAAATTTAAGTATCCCTTAGCCATGTCGCATCCTTCACTTAATTTGAGACCAAACACGTTTCCTAATTTCGTTTTGAAGAGATACAGGCAAGTGCACATAGTCTAGTTCTTCACTCATTTTGGCACCATTTTTAAACGCCCAGTCAAAAAACTTCAACACATCATCACTTGCTTTTTTATCCTTTGGCTCTTTGTACATGATAATGAAGCTAGCAGTACTGATAGGCCAAGTAATCTTACCAGGCTGTTCAACAATACTGAGACCCATTCCCGGTATGCTAAACCAGTCCGCCCCCTCTGCTGCAGCAGCAAATGATGTATCATCTGGATCGACAAATGCTCCATCTTTATTTTGTAATTTGAGATATGTCATGTTATTCTTTTTAACATAAGCATATTCAACATAACCGATTGATCCTTTAATTCTACCAACATTAGCAGCTACACCTTCATTGCCTTTACCGCCGACTGAACTAGCAGCTGGCCACTTTACTGCTGCACCTCTTCCAACTTTTTCTTCCCACTCCTTACTAACAACTGTCAAATAATCAGTGAAGTTGAATGTTGTACCAGATCCATCTGCTCGGTGAACTACTGTAATAGCAGAGTTAGGAAGATTTTTTCCAGGATTTAACTCACGGAGTTGAGGGTCGTTCCAACGAGTGATCGTACCCATAAAAACCCGTGCAAGAACAGGACCTGTAATCCGTAGTTCACCAGGTGCAAACCCATCTAAGTTTACAATTGGTACAGTCCCTCCAATAATTGCAGGGAACTGCACCTGTCCTCTTTTTTCTAACTCATCCCCTTTTACAGGAGCGTCTGAGGCACCAAACGTAACCGTACCCGAGTTAATTTGTCGGATACCGCCCGAACTACCAATACTTTGATAGTTCAATCCGACACCAGATTCTTTCTTGTACGCTTCCGCCCATTTTGCATAGATTGGATATGGGAACGTTGCTCCTGCTCCTGTAATAATGTTTTGAGCACTAACATAACCAGATAAAAGCATTAAAAATACACCAATAAAATTTCTCATCATTTCCTCACAAATTAAATTAAAATTAGGCCGCTTTGGCCCAAACCTCATCCCACGAACCAGTTACCGCGCCCTTCGCATAGTCGGTAGCACGGTTTTCAAAAAAGTTTGTATGTGTTGGAGCATTAATCATTTCTTCGACCCAAGGCAAAGGGTTCTTCTTTACCTTCATAATACCTTTGAGACCAAGACTGATAAGGCGACGATCAGTAATATAGCGGATATAACGTTTAACGTCGTCAGCGTCCAGATTATCCATACTACCCATACTAAATGATAAATCGATAAACCGATCTTCGAGCTCAACCATTTTTCCAGCAATTGTATAGATTTGTCCTTTAAGCTCATCATTCCAAATGTCCCTGTTTTCTTCGATGAATGTACGGAACAACTTTATCATAGACTCTGCATGCATTGTTTCATCTACAATACTCCATGTCACAATTTGACCCATCCCTTTCATCTTCCCATGACGTGGAAAGTTTAGGAGCATGATGAAGCTCGAAAAAAGCTGCATTCCCTCTGTAAACGCGCTGAATGCCGCAATCTGCTGTGCAATTGTCTGCTGATCCTGGCCTGCAATCGATAAGAAGTAGTCGTGCTTCGCTCTCATCTCTTCGTACTCTAGGAACTCGTTGTACGTTGACTCCGGCATTCCTAAGGTCTCGATCAAGTGACTGTAAGCAGCTACATGAAGTGCTTCCCTTGCAGCAAAACCACTCAACATCATTCGCACCTCCGGCTGCGGAAAGTACGGTAAGTAGTTCTTGACGTATCCGCCCGCAACGTCCACATCTCCCTGCGTAAAGAACCGGAAGATATTTGTTAAGAACTTCTTTTCGGATACTGTTAGTTTGTTCTTCCAATCTTTCACATCCTCAATCATTGGAACTTCGGTGTGTAGCCAGTGACTCTGTTCATGTTTCAACCATGCATCATATGCCCAAGGGTAGTTAAATGGTTTGAATGAACTTCTTTCATCTGTTAGTTTTAATTTTCTTTTAGTAGCGTTCATACTTCCTCGACTGAATATCTTAATGTTAGACCTAGCTTGAGGCCTTTGAATTTACCTGTACAATGTATATGCTTTGTCTCAAACATTATAAGACTTCCCGGCACATAAGGGAACGCTTTACCCGATAAACCATAGTAATAAGCGTGTGCATGATCAAGGTGTCGCTCCCAAAATGCGCGGTCAATATCTTTTCCTGTGTGTCCTTCGATCTCCTGTGTCCCAGGTATACCCTGCTCAGGCATGGTAACAGAGAATCCATTACGAAAAAATTCGTTCACTTTTTGAACCATAGACCATGTTATAGGTTTCATATGCCATCGTTGATCAAATACAATCATATCAACACCAGTACCTTCAATATAAATGGGAATAACAAAATTAACAGCAAGAGGCCATTCAGGTAAATGATCAACGTGTGGGTGGTATGGAACTTCATGCTTATAGAAATTCCCACCAAGAAACTTTTTGATTGGATAATATTTCCGCAGAATAGGCTCGACCCATTGAAGAGCCTTGCCTGGATCTGCTTTCTTCATAACCGGTGTTCTATAAACACCTATAGAGTCATAGTATTGCTGGAGTCTTTCGATAAGATCCGGATCAAATACGTCAAACTTCTGCCATGAATCAATAGGACCAATCATTTAACACCAGCTTATCTTTGCTTCACCAAAATACTCTCTTGCAAAACCATTTGCAATCAGTTGCTGACGAAGACTCCTACCATCTAAAACGATATCACCAAGTACACGACCGCCGTATTTGTCCCAATCCATAAGGATAATTTGACGTTTTGTACTTTTATTGATAAGGTCCTTGGTGAATTGTGTTGCTGCTTCTCCACGTTTAGCTTCTGATTCACATTTTGCACGAAAAGACTTCTCTGGTGTATCAACACCATACACACGAATAGACAACTCTTTCTTCAATGGATCGGGAAGCCAATTTGCTTGAAAAGCAACAGTATCTCCATCAATGACGCGTGTCAACACAACATCATATGTAACACCTGTTTTGTTTTGAGCGAAAGCTAAACAAGGAACAAGTAAAATAAGGGCTAGTAATTTCTTCATTGTTGTAATGCCTCTTCTAATTGTTGTTGAGTAAATGTACCGCTAATTCTTTGAAGGATGTTATTGTTTTCATCAAGAATAATCATATGTGGAATACCTTTGATACCATAAAATATGGTTGATTCAATGTTATCTTCTACATCGATTTTTTCGACATGGAAAGGTATGTGCATACCCTCCATGACTTTATCCATCTGCTTACATTTGGTGCACCAAGGTGCTTCAAACTTTAGAATTCTTTTCATTTATCCCTCACATGCAAGGCATACGTCGCCATCAGCAACAGCTTTGAGATCGATTTCTTGGATTACTTGACGTTCGATCCTCTTTGATACTTTATCTGCCTTGGCTAGTTTCTCACTACGGCAGTAATACAGTGTTTTAAGGCCCAACTTCCATGCAAGGAAGTGAACCGCATGAATGTACTTAATGTCACTGTCTGGACGGAAAAATACGTTCAGCGACTGCGCCTGATCGATATACTTTTGACGATCAGCAGCATGTTCAATAATCCAACGTTGATCAATTTCCATCGACGTCTTAAATACATCTTTCGTCTGCTCATCAAGAAAATCAAGGTGCTGAACAGATCCATCGTTAGCGATAATACTTGACCAGATTTCATCATATTCATCGGTACTGATTGATGCGTTTTCGTCTCCATACTGAAGGTGTTTCTGAATAACACGATCCAACCATTTGTTTTTATTTAAATGAGCACCGGAAAGGGTGTCTTGACGATAAGCATTAGCACGATACGGTTCAATGGAAGGACTTGTGTTGCCCATAATAATGCTGGAGCTAGCATTAGGAGCAATAGCCATGGTATGTGAGAACCTGCGGCCAGTTCCTTTTGTATCAGGGGCTTCCCCTCGTTCTTTACCTAATTCAAGGTTGGCTGTATCAAGCCCACTGCTGATGTGTTTAAAGATCTTGTTATTGATAATCTTTGCTACGACACCTTCGAACGCAACGCCCTCTTTTTGTAGATATGCATGAAAACCGAGGGCACCAACACCAATAGACCGTTCCATGCTAGCAGAATATTTTGCTCGTGATATGCTATCAGGAGCATTATCAATGAAATGCTGTAGAACGTTATCAAGCATCTCGGCCACGTCCCGAAGAAAATGTCTGTCATTTTTCCAATCATCGTAATACTCCAAGTTAACAGACGACAGACAGCACACAGCGGTCCGGTTTCGATCTGTAGGTAGAACAATTTCACTACAAAGGTTCGATTGCCTGATAGAAAGGCCTTTCTCCTTTTGAAAGCTAGGCATAGCATTATTACTGGTGTCAATAAAGTGCAAGTAAGGCTCACCTGTGTGCATCCTCAAATCAAGGATCTTTTGCCACAATTCCTTCGCTGATACAACTTCTCGCACCTCTTTGTTATGAGGATCGCGAAGCTCCCAACTGTCATCTGCGTTAGGGTCTTTCATAGACTTTTCAATAATCTGCATAAAATCATTTGTAATATTAATTCCATGATGCAGATTCAGGGCACGCATATTAGGATCGCCTGTGGGTTTACGCATCTCAAGGAAGAGATGAACATCAGGGTGGGAAATGTCAAGATATGCAGCATAACTGCCACGACGAGTACGACCCTGACGATATGCAAGCGAGGATGCGTCATAAGTGCGTAGGTGAGGCATAATACCAGTAGACTTATCATCAGCAGAACGTATTCCAACTCCAATTCCAATACCTCCTCCAAGCATTGATAACCAGTTCACTTCCGACAGACAATCCACCAAACCCTCTGCACTATCGTGTAGGTATGGTAGAAAACATGAAATAGGCAATCCCCTAGCACTACGCCCAAAAGACAGAATGGGAGTAGAGTAGGAAAGCCAATGTTTACTAGAATATTCGTAAAGACGCTGCGCATGCTCTGGGTTACTGCCGAATTGTTTTGACACGAATGCAAATCTATGCTGAGGACTTGTTTCATCATCTTTCATATACGATTCACGAAGACGTTTGATGCCAAGTTCATCAAAAAGACCATCACGCGAATAATCTACCTCAATACCAAGAAAGGTATCCTTCATACAAAGCTCCAATTTATTATTATTCAGAAACGACTTGTGATGTCAGAGGAAATACTTCAGCAATAACTACAGCACATGCTTTTGCTATTTCCATATGCTCTTTTTGAGTTCCGTTGGCAGATCGGAGCTGTATATAGTGTATCCATGAACGCAGGGTTCCGTTCATATAAAGACGCGAGAGAGTGAGTCCTTCCGGCAATACAGCGCGTGCAACTTCCTTTGCAATACCCTTGCTTACAGCCCATTCATAGGCCATTTTTGCTTCGGTTAAAACGCGTTGTTGCATTTGCTGCCATTGATAGAGCAGCTGTCGATGCTGATCGTTTTCGCGTGGATTAATATCTACACTATTTTGTCGATTGTTGTTGTCCTGAAGACGGCAGTCTCGTAGTACGAAATCCATTTCGCGTGTGGGGTCTGCGTAACGCTGGGAGAACTCCTGGAAACTGAAACTTCTGTGACGGAGGATTTGGCGGGCAATGTCTCGGGTGGTTGTGATTTCAAGACAGGCTGAGACCATTTCAAGTGGTGACCAGTGTTGGTGTTTAATGAGGTATTTGATGAGCTTTGCGGAAGTTTCCGTGTTATGCTGGTTTGACGGATTGCTGACACGTGCGCAATAGGCAACGAGCTCTTGTACGTCATACAAACCCTCCGAAACAAGTTCTTTACTAGGCTTTTGATAACTAATTAACTTAACGTTCATTTAATGATACCTTCCACCCAATTTTCACATGCATCTTCAGCAAACCTTTCACTATATGGGATGGGTACTGAACTAACAATTTTATCGTTTTCCATAAACTCGATCTCAAACGTCTCATTCATCTGTCTTACAGCATACAAACGCGCTGCCCTGCCATTTCCGTCACCATAGTAAGTACTCAGTAACGTCTTCATATTTTTTTCCATTGCGATAACCTCAATCTTGCTGTTAAATCTTTAAATGTATTGTTTTCTATAATATTGTGAATATCTGACGACGATAACCCACCACAAATCATTTCGTTGATGTCTTTATGCGTGACGGTGTCTGGCCATATACACACATTATAACCTGCATTGATACACTTTTCAATAGCGCTAACAATATTTTTATTACGTGGTTCATTATCATAAACAACAACCGTATTACTAGGTGTGATTCCTAGCCGCTGAGACGCTCTATCCAAGTGAGAGCTACCCATGGCAATACAATTAGAAAGGAACATAGAATCAATCGGCCCTTCAACAACAAATACTTTCTTTCGTACATCAAGTCTCTCCAATCCATATACTTTTGGTTTCTCTTCATCAAGCATTATTGTTATGTATCTAAGCTCTACATCAAAGAATGCCCGTCCTTGATAGCCGAACAGATTTCCATTCTGATCCACAAAAGGAATAATTAAACGTGGCTCATCTTTATTTGAAAGATCGAATTTGTTAGGAATAATAGTATTTGTCCATGCTTTAAACTTAGGAGCATAGAACAACTTCGAGTGCATGTGGGGAGGGATCTTCCTACCTACAACATAACGCTTTGCTGGATGTTCAACAGGCAACTGCGAGATCTTCTTTAATCCCGACAGCGCTGTAAATTTAATGAATTTCGGCGTAATAAACCTGGATATATCGGGCTCTGGCTCAACTATCCTTTCTGTACTTCCTTTTCGTTCTAGGAAGGTTTCACGCCGGTAGTCATTATAAGCATTTGGGTCTACTTGTTCCAAAAACTTTGAGAAAGGCATAGTAACATTACAATTATGGCACGTGTAGATAAATTTGCCATCACGGCCTAAAATATATCCACGCGCCTTTGTTTTACTCTTGCGTGAGTCACCACATATTGGACATCTCATATTCCACAGTGTCTCGTGCTTCCGTGTAAACATTGAGAGCCTTGGTGCTAGCGCACCAATATATTTCACATCAATCCATTGCATAAAACCTCCTAAGTCAGCAAATCGACTGTAGGAGGTTTATTCTAAGAAGTCAACGGTTATGTTTTGAGGAAATGAGATACCAAATATCCGAGGACAATAGCTCCACCAACGACCATCCATCTCCATCTTTCAATGGCTGTAAGCCGTTTATCGATATCGTCGATCTTGTCCATCATATTTTTATGCTGTTCTTTTGAATCCATTCTAAACTCTTTTATCTCAGAACTAATATTTTTAATTTCATTTTCCAAAACAGCGATCCTTGAGGTGGTATCAAATAGTTCCATGGCCGCAAGATCCATTATTTCTTTGGAGGAACTTCCGTTCCTTCTAATTTTTTATGAACCTTCATCTCCTTACACTCTTGAACGGGCTTGCCATCAGCTTTTTTAATGACATCGCCCTTTGCATCTCTTTTATCAACACAAACTTTCTTTGTCTCGACTTTCTTGTCGTCGGCAAACGAAATGTTGTGATAGCTTAGAAGAGGAATTAATCCTATAATAGCAGCTGTTATAAAGATTTTCATGTTAGATCCTTATAGAAGAGGTTGTGGAGCAGCAGGAGGTGCTGGCTTTCCATTGAATCCGGTTGTAACAGGTCCTGGTTGGCTAAGCTCTAAAACAGGCTCTAATCGTGAAGGAGCGACCGGCATTGACATCATACTGGACATCGAAGGAACAGAGGGTACTGCAGGTGGAGGTGCTGAGGGAGGTGGTGGTTTATTTGCTGCTTCCAATGCTTTTGCTTGGAGATCTTTGTCATTACCAGCAAGCATGATCCCTGAAAGTGTTCCAGTCAGAAATGTTGCAACGGGTATAATGAGTTCAAAAAACTTGTTATCAACAGGGCTCATACCATTCATAGGTTGCGTCACAAAAATAAGGCTGTACAACACAACGAAAACAATACCAAACAACGTTAAACCCAAAATTATACCAATAAAGAATTTTAAGCGTGCATTCAGTTCACTTTCTGAATACTTTGGACCTGACCATATATCTTTAATCATTTACAACTCCCTGGGCATATATTGTTTGTTGTATTGCTGTTACCATTGCCGTTCTGTTTAGATTTGTCTTTTTCATAATGCCTCAAATCTTCAGGACACGTGCCATTAGCACTGCAATATGGTTTTTGACATAATTTGTTTTCCCAATTGCTTGGGTCCTGGCATGGATAACGATACCTTTCCTGGCATGCAACCATGAAAGGTATTATTAAAAGAAGTATATATTTCATATTAACCTTTGATAATGTAAACAATTGACCCTAGTACCATGCCTACAATAACAATAGTTTTCCAGCTAATATCATCTATCTTCATCTTAAACCACGGACTTGATACTTCTACCTGCTCCTTTATATCGTCATGAACAGGTGCTTCTTTTTCCTGCTTCATTAATGTCCTCCAAGAACACGAAGAGCGTGTTCGTAATGTTTAAGGTGATCATATTATACTGCGGTAAACGCGGTGTCTAATGGTATCAATGTTATTGCTGTTGATATCTTACTGCAAGTTAGATATCGGAATATTGGATTAGCATATAATACCACATTTCCTGCTACACCGTTGATAGCACGATTGGTTGCCTGTGCATTTGGTACATTAAATGTAACCACGCCAAATTGCATACTGGCAGTTCCACTCATTGTAACTCCATAAGTGTTAGCAGCAGCGCCAGTATTATTAAGGATACAAGTAGCCATACCAAATTGTGCTGTTCCACTTAATGTTATAACAGCGCCCGTACCAGCATCAATGGAACTATTCAACATAGTTCCAGTTGAATCGTTTGCTAGGTTCAATACTTGTCCAATTCCATTAGTTTCAAGATTGTCAATTTGACAATATCCACGCTGAATATCAATAAGATGAGTTGAACCATTTGCTCTAGACATAGAGCAATTAAGCAATGATACACGTGTATCATTGCCAGTATTATTTGCATATACACAAGACTTACTACTGTTTCCTTGATACACATAAGCATCTTCCAGATAAATTCTACAAGCATTGGAACCATCTATTTCAATGCCGTGATAAGCACCTGTTGGAAGAACAGCAACGTGAAACAAACCAAAGTGATTAACATTTACAGCAGTTGCTCCAGAAACAGATGGTGTAATAATAACGTGTCCGTGAATCCATATCGGTATGTGTCCTGCGTCTGGTGTATCACCAACAATAAAAATATGACCACGAGTTAATATAACATCTTCTGTAGTTGAACTTTTTAGAATAATAAACTGTGGGTTATCAACAACTGTTCCCGATACAACAATCGTCAAACTACCATCAGCAATTCTTGCTTCAATATATGCCAAAGCAGCAGTGATTGATAAGAAAGGATTGTTTTCACTTCCAGTTGAAGTACCAGCTACAATATCTGTTCTACTTGGATCAACATACCATTGATTATCTGCTACGTTAACACTAACAGGTTCCGTGATGGTTATACCACCTGAGGTTGTACCGTTAGAAAGTTTGATAGATCCAATTTCTGGATCATAGAATAATTCACCAGCTCTACCGATAAAAGAGGCGGAAGGTCTGCCACCCATTTTTTGAGCAAATAATTTGAATGTTTTATTTGACATTAATGTGTTCCTAATACGTGTAAAGCATGTTCATAATGTTTGATTCGATCATCTAATCCTATCGTTCCACCATTGATTCTTTTTGTTAGCGTCAGAATATCACCCTTATCTGCCCATTGATTGAGGTTGTTGGTTTCCCAAAACCAACAAGCCGATTGTGCTGCGCCTTCGAACGTATTCAGATACTCTGTAGCTTCTTCAACTGTTATATCCAGGCTACCAGCAAAGAACGTGTAATTGTTTCGGCCTGTCAATTGAATCAAACCACGTCCACAGAAACGATACCCATCGCCTGATGCTTCATCCCCATTACCCATACGACTAGCATAGATACGGTTTGCAATTGCCTCTTGCTTGTTAGGTTTATTAGCGTATTCTTGAGCGATCGCATCGTCAGGAAAGTACTTTGGAAACAGTTTACGTAGTGTTTGCCAACGATAATTCAAATTCTCTTTGAGGGCAGTGAACCCAGCTGACTCGTGCGAGCATTGAGCAATAAATGCAGCGATTCTTTGTGATGTGTTGATATCATAATCAGGTAGTAACTTTGTTAATGCAGCGTGCCAGTAATCAATATAAGGATTCTTTGGTAACAGCTGTTTGAGTTGTTCTTTTGTTAGTTCCATGGTAACCTACTTTTTATCGTGAATAACGTCGTGAATTTGTTTTTGCTCTTTATACCACTTAATGATTAGGTCATGCTTTGTAGCACACTCATGGTACATCATATAGTTATGTGTAACAGTTTTTAAGAGTTCCGATAACTTTTCCTCTTTCTCATTCAACAACTTTAATTCGACACATCTCTCTATAAGCAGTGCAGGCATATCAGGAAGGGCATGTTTAACGGGTGCTGATACCATACAACCTGTTAATAATAGAGGACTCAACCAGAGCATGACCTTCATTTAGACCCCTCTTTCAGCTTAAAAGATGCGGCATCATTGTGTGCTTTGGATACTTCTGGGGGTAGCTTACATACGTTGTCATATTTAACGATTTCTCTGTCTACATATTGAACAACGGTCGCTCCCTTTTCTTTTATAACTTTTGTCCTATCAACATATTTTGTTACTGTCTCGACGGTAACCTGTGCAGATTTTGCTTGAGCTTCAGCTACTTCCTTCTCGAGCTCGGCTATACGTGCCTTCCAGGCGTTTTCATTCCACACAGCTCCAATCATGAAAGTGCCAATCACAATAAGTGCGACAGCAGCTAGCTGTATAGGAGTTCTATACACATATAAAGGAGGAAACGGTATGAATTTTAGTAGGTATGTGACTGCAAGACCGACAATACCAACAAACAATACACCGTAAAAGAACCAATCAGGTAGGAACTTTACTAACCACATTTGGGCGCTTCCTTCTTAATATCCTTTTAGTCATAATTGCTTTACGACCTCCAGGCTCACCATCAGGACCAAAACCAATTCCTGCAATGTTTCCTCCAGCAACTGCATTGATTGCAACGCTACCGGTTGAAAAACTCATCTCTGCGTAGAACTGTTTAAATGTTTTCATATCTGTTGTAATATGTTAACGATGTTTTCATCCGTTGGTATACTTGAACACTCAATATTCTTGCCCTCAATCCCAATGTTATATACAACGTCAGGCATATACCCCATCAACATAAGAAAGGGTTTGAGAAAGTTATAATGTCCGCGTAATTTTAAGAATAGCAGTCTTGTTGCTGCCTCAACCCCAAAAATATTATAGAGAACGGTTAAATGGTTGATGATTAACCGTTCTTTCAACTCACCAGTTTCTTCATAACGATTGAATAATCTCTTTATATATTTGAATCTGTTCAAATCATCGTAAAACTCAAGCGTATCATAACAGTGTGGGTTATCATAATGTTTTGCTGCGTATAATAAAAAATTTGTTTCGTCAAGTTTTTCAATTTGCATCAATAAGTACCTAGTGATAACCTCTTCCATGTGTTTGTTGTAACACACACGTACACATAATCTGAATCAAATGCAACCTGACCTGTCGTTCCATTTGCTGTTGAATTAGCTGGAACACTACTCCATTTAAACGTTGTATTCTGTGACGTGCCATCAGCAAACTTTACAGTTTTGATATGAATAGCACCCCAATAATGTGAGGTATTGCCTATTTCGTAATTGTTTGGTGTATGGGGCTCTATGTTTGAGTGAATAGTGCCATGAATGTGTATCAATTGGGCTGCATTTGATTGAACAACGCCCAAATACACATTACCTGTACACGTTACATCATCGGCCGATATCGTTGTTGCTACAAGGTTGTTAGCAGTTGTATTGGATGTTGTTAGCGTTGTAATGGTTACGGTATTCGATGTGAACGACGTAAGTAAGCTGTTACGGAAGTTATTGGCAGTGATGCGCTTTGTGTTCGCCGTACCAGAGGTGTTAGCAACGACGATAACAAAATCTGTATTTGCTACCGTCGTTGCTGCTGGAAGTTCACTAATTTTTTTAGCGCGATCGACCATTTAATTATGCTTCAGAATCAGGGAGCTGTCTATCGTCAGAGCCATCGCCAGAAATGTTACGCGTTGCAACAAGACATTCATATGTAACACGACCAGCACGGCCACCTGTACCAACTGTACGAATATTCCAGCCAGCTGTAATACCTTTGTTCTTACCGCCAGATAACGAAGCAACGGCAACGGCTGTTTGACCTGTCAGACTATGGCCTGCCTGTGCACCTGTACCGACAGACGCTAAGTTAATAAACACACCGCCGTTATAGTCTTCTTGGTCAGCAGATAGCTGAATGGCCGTGGAATTGGCAACAGTCACAAAATACGTGGTGTTGTTTGCAAGTCCACCAATCGCTGTGTTACTAGTACCAACAAGATATGTAACTGTATCGCCGTTTGCAAGCAATGCAACGTTTGCTGTACCGAGAAGGATAAAGCCCTTGACCGTGCTATTACCGACAACAACGCCTGTTGAATTGCCCGAGAAAGTAAGCGCTGCAGGTGCTGCAACAGTTACGGTTGGTGTCTGTGTGTAGCCATAACCAACTTCAGTAATGTTAATGGTAGCAATACGGCCTGTTGCGTTTGCTTGAGCGTTGGCTGTTGCGCTAACACCAGCACTCGATGTAATGGTAACAACTGCATTAGCCGTATAACCCGAACCTGCTGACGTAATAACAATCTCTGCAACACCACTACCTGTTGCTGCAGTTTCTGCTGTGTCAGAAGCGAACATACCAACAGTCACACCATTGAAGTATGCGTTTGGTGTTGTATTTCCATACAAAAGATTAGCTTGTGCACGCGTAGGAGCGTTACCAACTTGCGATGGTGCCCAAATTACGCTGTTAGAAGCAGTATCGTTTAATCCCCATAATGGCATTTTTATCTCCTTGAGATGTTTAGTGATATTTATGACTCTTTAGAAGTCAACAAGTCTCTTTTATATTGAGAGGTTTTTTGTGGTCTCTTGTTATTTGTTGACGTCGTGTTTTTGGCTTGAACAACCTCACCTCGAGGAGCGCGTTGATATTTAAAGACGTGTTCATGCAATGTTTTTGGAACCTGCTCACCAATAACAACAACAGTCGTTGGAGAACGTTGCTCAGTTCTTTGCTGAGCAACCTTCTCTGGTACAGGTTCATACTTCTGATCCTCACCTCCAACAACAAGCCTCGATCCAAGAGCAGGTAGGAATGGCATTTTAATCCTTAGCTTTCACATTCTTAATTTTGCCACCCATTTCCGAAAAATCATCCAGCTCCGTGTCGGTGAGGTGTTCACCAACTTTGATACGGTCTGCATGCTCACTACCTACGGCATGAACCTTATACTTACCAGCACCAGCATCCGATACGTGGATAGCATTAGGATGTACTTTAGTGGCTGCTTCTGCAATAAACTGATTGAATGATTTCATACTAACATCCCCATATTCTTCTTTATTCATTTGTTTATACATTTGTTGAACTTGTTTATGAGTAGCTAAACTACGTCCTGCAATTCTTTTAGCAACAACTTTTTCTTTACCTGGCTTTGCTACACGATCATGAGTAGCTGTGGCATCAGTGTTTTGTTTCATTTGTTCGCCAGCTTTGCGTTTATATCTTTCAAGAGCATCAACACTAAGTTCATCAATTTGTTCAGCCTCTTCTTTTTTCATACTTGTCCCCACAACTTTAGCAGGCTTACCAGGCATATCCTCAATACCACCCCATTTCTTTTTACGAGCGAGGTCAATACCACGCTCTCTTTTCAAAGCTGTACGTGTTGACGTTCCAGGACTATTTGCCTGAGTGCGAGCTTTGCTGATATAACGAGAAAGAATACCTGTCCGCGACAGCTCGTTAAGATCCTTTTTCATTACATTTTTCCTTTTTTCTTGTGGTTCATGTGGCCTTCGGACACAAGCACCTCGATATCCGAGGTCATAACGCGCTTGATACCCTCAGCAAACATTACATCATACCACTCAATATGTCCATTCTGATCTGGTTCTGCGTGCTGGCTTGTAAGAGTTTTACCTTCGCCATACTGTTCAGACTTAACATGGATAGCGCACTGGTGTGTGCTGTTTCCTGGTGTATCTTTGTTCTCTTTCATATCTTCTTGTTTATGCCATGCCTTTCTATAACCAGCCACTCGCTTGGCATGTTTTTCTTTATTCTTCTCTGAAGGTTTACCATCAGGTCCTTGCATTTTATACATATCTTTTCTAGCAGCACGTTTGTATCTATCAAGAGTTTCATAGCTAAGCTCGTCAACTTGCTGTACTTCTTCGTTTGAACGGATATACATCTTACGTTTATCGTTAGCTAGTTTCATATCCTTGTCCTGGCCACCATCATCATAGGTTGAGGATTTGCGGGTATAACGAGTTACACCAGGCTTCGTCTCTTTCTTGTCAAATTTGCCTGTACCTTTTTCCTTCACAGCTTTCAGCATGTCTTCCCATGCTTCTTTACGAACTACTCCACGGCCCTTCAGAACATCGCCATGAGTAATTTTGTTTGGGTTACCATGTAGCTTAGCAAGCTCTTTTTCTTTAGCATTACGTGGAGTCGAGCCTTCTGCAGCTTCGCCCATGTTTTTCTTTGCCATACCAGCAGCACCCGTATGAGCGGCAGGGTCAGCTTTAGGCTCAGGTTGCTTGGGCATCTTCATGGCTTTCGCAGCCATTTTTTCATTCAAAGCATTACGTTCTGTAATATACTGCTCACGAGATTTTTTGTTGATCTCGTTTACAGCAGCCACAAGGCTCTGGGATAAATCTTTAATCATTTGTTTCTCCTTAGGGATTGTCGATTATTTTAAGTTTCACTTGTTGTTTAATATTTTGAATATGTGCAAGCTCTTGTTCTGTTGGTTCAGAAGATGCGGGCGTAATCTGTCTGTTATAGATCGATCTAGCAGCATGAGTTAGAGATCTGTACTGCGATTGATTTTCTCGTTTCTCACGCAATTCTCGTATGATGGTAGAAAGACTTCTGTAGGTCATTGTTGTTCTTCTTTCAGAATAGAGCGTAGCATCCACTGATGTTTTTTATGTGCTGTTATTCGATCTTGTAGAAAATTAGACAATCCCAATTCATTGTATCTTTCTGCAAGCCTATATGCCTCCATAATCGAAGACAGAACTTTGTTATTGTCACTGTACAGGTTACGTATCATAACCATTCTTCCAGGAGCTACATCTGTCTCTTCAATACTTGTTAGTTCAAGTAGTCTTCTGAAAGAAAGAGGAGCGTATGCATCCAGCGTACGAATATGCTCACCAATCTGATCTGTTACACTATTGACTTCTTCGTATAGATTACCTAAGAATGTGTGGTACTGAGGAAAATCATCTCCTTCAACATTCCAGTGGTATTGTTGTGCCTTCATACCAAATGCAACGTTGTCTGCAAGATATACTTTCATCTGTTGAATGAGTTCTTCCATATTAGCAATTCCATTTTCTTAGTGCGAGAGCCTTACGAGTAGGCTCACCGTTTGGTTTCTTCATTGGTCCATCAACGCCACTCATCCGTGCACAGAATGATTTGCGACGATTGGCAGCCTTACTTCCAGGTTTTAACTTGGAAGGTTTTGTCGTAACAGCCATCGATAATTTTGAACCAGGATTTGCAGCACGATAAGAAGCAATACCTTTACGATTCAAACCACCCTCAGGGTTCTTGCCTTCACGGCGTGACCATGCAGGTGTTTTGTACTCAACAAGCAAAAAATTTTTAAATGACTGCATGTTGTTTTCTTACTTTTGGTGTTTAGCTTTGAGTCGCTGCTTGAGAGCATCAAGCTTCGATACCATCTTGAATCTTCCATCTGGTTGACGCTCAAATGTACCAGATTTGTTTGGATCACCAGAACGAACATGCTTTTTTGTGTTCATTTGTTCCATTGCTAACTCTTCTGAAACATGCACGGTAGCACCTTTAATTTTTTTGGCTACGTTATGTGCATGACTGAATGATCCAAATGTCTTCCATTTTTTACCGTTGATGTGAACATCATGTGGTTTTTCGTTATACGATTTTATTACAGCGTCGCGGCGCGGGTCACTTGATTTTTTTCCTCTATCTTCGTGACCTAGTTCATGTGCAAGTTCTGCACTTCGAAATGCTCTCTTAGCATTAGCACCTAGAAAGCCTTGGTTTCTGAAATGAGCTTCATCAACCTGCTCAACTTCTTCTTTCTTCATTCCTTCGCGCTTTTTAGCTGCGGTTTCCTTTCCGGATTTGGTGAAGCCATACTTTGCATACTCACCACTTTTAAGAGCATGAGCGTATGTTCCTGGAGCAGGAGGTAAAAAAGACGCTCTTGTTTTTCTTGGAGTTACAATACCTTCACCCTCATTGATAACTTCTTCATTCTTTGGAACGCAGTTAGGTACTTTGCGGCCTGCCTTGAGTTTCTGGCCAACCATTTCATATCCTTTCCAGCAGGGATCTTTACCTTTCATCTTCTCTTCCTTTTGTTCGCCAGGTGTATCGTCTTTGTACGTTTTAACAAGGCTCTTTGTACCTTCAAATCTCTTAGCAGGATTCTCGGTCATTTCCATATACGATTGATATTTCGATGCTAAGTGACGCTTTGCTGCCATTTCATCAGTTGTAGTATGTTTCACACGACCTTTTGCATCAACAACATGAAACACAATTTTACGGTTGTATGGATTGACTTCGCGTTTGATATGAGGACGACCAGCACCACCAGTTCCTTTCATACCAATGCGTTCAAAAATAGGTAGTAAATCAGAATCTTCTTTCAAAGCTGCGCCTCCAGCAATGAATGAATTAACACGATTCATTGCGTATTGTTCACGTGTAAGATTACAGTTATCAGGCAATGATTTGGCGCCACGGAGGTATACTTGTTCTAAAACAAAAGCAGGAACACCCATCTGTACAGACTTGGCAGTGAGAACTATCTTTGTTCTTTCCTCGAGCGAGACACGATGTTTATTCAAAGCGTTGAGAAATTGCTCTTTATAAGGAGCAGGATTCTCTTTTTCTGGAGGATTGAGAATGATCTGTGATTTTGAATTACTTTTATCAACGACAACTTTTTTGCCGTTGTTTTTCTTTTTATTTTTTTCCATGTATACCTCAGAGGTTTACCTTAGCCTAACTCTGGATGTATTTATAAACCTACAATTACTACGTATTTGAATTTTTTAGTGACTCTAATAGCAGGTCAGAAGTGACACTTATAGTCATCTGAAGCGTTGCTAGATTTAAGATAAGAGGGGCTGAGTGTGGTATTGTTTCTAGTGAGAAACTGATTAACTTCTGAGTAGCGTCCAAATACGATAGGAGGAACACAGTCGTACTTTTTTCAAAAAGAAACATTATGGTCTTTCTTGTGGTTTTACTCTAATTCCGCTAACCATTTTCGCAACACGATCCCCGAAGTAATATAGTTCCTTGCTATCGTTCCAATCGTCCGCGATGACAACTTTACAACGTATTGAGAACCTTGATTATTATCAACATATACATTCAAGTTCCAGTTACCTGTTCCTGTTTCGGTGGATACAGCTCGCAACCTTCTTTGATACCCTACGGAAGCGTCCTTAATATATGATAGCTTTTGTGTAACGTATCTTTTATACCCGGAGCCAATATCAATAATGCTAACGGATGGGTCGCGAAGAGCTATAAAGTTAAAGATACCATCTATGAATGTATCAAACCCTACCCGACCTTGATTTATCTGTTCAGCAATGAAAGGATACACTATTGCCATAGCTTGTCTATGTGCTTTCTCAACAGCATCGCGAGTAATATCACTTTTTGGGACTGTTTTGGCTATTTCGTTAATCTGATTGATTACGCCTGGACTTAACTTTACACCTACAGAAGAAGCAAATATGTTCATTCTACTACCATCAAAACCACTCACCTGACCAAATTGTTTTTCACCACGTATTTTTACAGATAAATTTAAGTTAAAATCTTTAAGGGTACCACTATTACGTTTACCTGGTACATACCCTTCACGATACGACGTCTTAATATCAGCTTTTGTTAATATGTCACCGCTAACATCTTTTTGTTGTCCTATCACGCCCAAAGACACGATTTCAAGTAGATCTATGAAACCGTTTGTATAGAAATATTCAGCATGCTCTTTTGGTTCACGGCTGTTTACATACCTAACAGAATCGTCTATCAGACGACGTGTATCTTTGCGTTTCGTGAGAGTTAGTCTATTTGACTGAAGAAAGTCATATGCTGTTTTGTTTAGCGACAAGTAGTTAACGACTTGGTCTTTTCCTGCTATATTCATGTTGACAGCATAGTAGCTGAGTTCACGTGTTATCATTTTTGTTTTACGACTACCCAGCGGAGGATTCCAATTTTTACCTTTCCGCTCCTCAACAAAATCACGAATTTTTTCTACAACATCGCTGGCTGTGATTGACCTGTTTCTAATTTGTAAACGTGCTGCAATCGCACACTGTAGTATTGTTTCACCAATATACCCTAACCCTATTGTTGCGTCTTGAACCTCGGTTTTAATTGGTGGAGCCATGTGCTAGAAAATCCGTTCCCATTCGAAGTTGATAACTTTCTTAGACATACGACCTTCGTGCGTCTTGTTTCTATCTTGGACGAATTTCTTTAATGCAAAACGAAACTCTTCATTAGCCCATCTATCATTAGGATGTATAAGCGTCTTATCATCGGGGTATATAGTAAATGGCACATCTGTCCATGTAACGTCACGAGCACCGCGTACATATTTAACGTGCCAAAAATCGATCTTTTTTCTCTTAGCGACCCTTCTTAATGCATCAAGAAAATAGCGATCACCAAAATGAATATTTACAAATTCTTCATCGTAGCCACCTGTCTTCCAAAAAGTTTCTTTATGAACAAGATATTCATTCACAGAAAATCTATCATGAGAAGATTGTATTTTTTCCCAAAAGGAATAATATAAACTCGGTTTCAGATTCTTTTCGTTCTTATGAATTGAACGAAGGGTAGTGTCGGGATAGCGTCTATCGATGTCAGAATTTAAATTCCAATCTGTTGTGGTTTCTCGCATTAACAAGTTACGTGTACCGTGGGAATTGAAACCAATATCCTCTTTCACACGAAACAAACGCATGTTTTTTGTTGGTGGATTCTTTTCAAAGAAATTTATTGCCGGATCACGCATTGATCCATCGTCACCAATATTAAGAATGTAAGGACATTGTTGATCTTCCATACGTAACATGGCCTCGTACCACCACTTGAGGAAATGTGGTTCATTATAATACGTGACATTTATCGATATCATGAGGAATAATACGTGATAACAAGTTTGTTCATCGTGTTGATCTTTTCCTGCCACCACTCACGGGGTCGTACTGTTTGATGCGCGTTTGATCCGTTTGGTAATACTTTCGCTGCGGGTCTAGTTGAAATATTGAAAAATATGGCTTTTTTAGCAAAGAAAGCTACATCATCCAAAACTTCCTCAACACAATGCTCTGGTACGTGTTCCATCACATCAATACATATGACAAGATCAACTTGATTATTGGGACGATTCTGAAATTCTGCTATGGTCGGATCATAGAGATAAAGATCTTTCAAATCAAAAAGTTTTTTTAAGTTATGTAGCTCCCATGCCTCACCACGACCACACCCATAATCTAAACAGGAAGATATGTTTGAGTTGCGAATGAGGCTCATTAGTTCAGGTACATATGGGAGTATTGAATATCCTCTGAACATACTGGAACGTTCTTCAACAAACTGCTTATGTATATCAATACTTGCTTGTAGTTCTTTGGAAGGTGTCATACTCTTTCATCCAATAATGTGAATACATCGTGTTTCGATAATTATCAAACCAAGGCCCACCATCGGTATAATGGATTGCCTTCAGATCAGTGAGATGGTAGTAATCATCCAACACATTCCAGTTCAATGGAATACTTCCTATCTCATCATCTTTCAACCAATCAAGCAGATGAAGTTTACGTCCCGGTGTGACTGTGTTTATATATCCTGGGGTAAGTAATTGATTCGATGGATGCGCATTGTTAAACACAATTAAACTGGCCCAATTTTTTCGTAGCATAGTATGCTGGACAACACCGTCCATTTTGATTGCTGAACGTGGAATATATGCTGGATGTTTACATACACTGATAGCCATATTCGGGTCAATATTTTGTATCAGGTCTTCTATGTCTACTAGGAAAAGAAAGTCACAATCGCAGAAGATAGAAAACCCAGGTAGATAATCTTGTAAATACGGAATTAAAAACCGGGTATAGGTAAAATCCGTTGACTGTTGAGGTTCTCGCGGTCTTGTGAATTCAGGTATATCTTTGCTTTTTAGAAAATTAACATCGACTGGTTGAGAACAGCGCGATGTAATAGAGAACTTGCACACCTGTGCCGCTATATCCTCACGTTCATCGTAACCTATGTAGACATTAAAACCCATAAACAAGATGTCCTAAAAATTTTTTACTAGGCATATATGTTTTATATGCTTTTTTTGTTTCTTCAATCTTCTGCTGGGAATATGACAAGTAAGAATCGAGATTGTCTACTACTTCTTTCCAGCGCGACGCATGTCTCTCTACAAAAGCGTAGCAAAAAGATCTTGACGTCAAAGAACCACCGTCAGCAAAAAGAACACTCGGCACATGCATAAACTTCGCGGGCCAAGCAGCGGTACCATGATATCCAACAAACCCTTTTGCTTGTCTTAAAATATTTATTAGGTGATGAACCGATGTTCTATAATCCACCACCTCTACTTCAAATCCTCTTTGTTGTATTCGTTCAATAATTTTGGGCCAAAAGGGTGCAGCAGGATCTTTCCATTCTTTGCCATATTCTTTTAAAGACTGTGAATTGCCCTGTGTTGAATTCACAACAATAAGATTGCTTTGTGTTCTGTTTGGTTTTGTCGGAAACCAATAGTTATGCAAAGGATCTTTACCAACAACCTCCCAATCATAGTTAGTATGATTTATATCGAGAGGATTTTTAAATTTATGAAAAACACTTACCTGTGTGCTTCCTTTGTAACAAGCACGCTCAATATATGATGCACGTTCCCATAAGGTTTCAGGATCATGAGGGTGGATCTTATGGTCAGATCCATGTGCCCAACGAAATGTTAAATTGACTGGTACTTGAAGTTTGTTTGAAATATTGTGTGCATAACAAATGGGGGATACGATATCGCCATACCCCACTTTCCCTTTCCACTGTATATCTATCAATCATTCCCTCGACACAATCGTAATATAAAACGGCGGATATACCTTCTCACCTTGAACCTGCACCCATCCACGAAGATTTGTCTTTGGATCATTAAATGAGGAGGTGAATGTATTAATGTTGCGATATCCTCTACTAAGCAGTCGTCTGCGTAGAAGTTTTTCATTTTCTTCCAAACACACGTCTTCAAATATGTAATATTTTTTCCATTTATCCTCAAGATTGAGGAATGTTTTCCACATAACATCAGGACGATGATCGCCATCATCAATAATGACATCATATTGTGTTGTGACAACCGAATCAATAAATTCTTTACTCGTCGAGTTACCATGGAACATAGGTATATTTGCGGCAGCCTCCATAGTTTCATACCGTCTCAATTCAATACCAGCAAGTGTGGCCTCGGGGAACAAGTCTTTCCAAGCAGCTAATGAAGCTCCTTCCCATACACCTATCTCAAGTAATGATTCTGGTGTCCAATCACTGAAAATACTTGCATATGCAGTCTGATAATTGTGTCGTCTTGGACCCTTATCAGTTCCATACCGTGTAAATGCTGAGGCTATTGTTGCTTTATCCATGTTAACTCCTAAGTAAATGCTGTTTGTATTCTTGGTACATAGAGAATAGTATATATTCAAGCGAAGAAGCCTCTACTTCCCAAGGTAAATCGTGGTATTCCAATTTGTTAGAATCTATTGGCACGCTTTTCCACTTTGTATGTTCATCGTTAAGCTCACCCATTGCAAATTGTTTGAGATGTACCATTTCATGAGCGAGGGTTTGTATCATACTGTCAGTAGATTTCTTTCGTTTAAGTTGGATCTCAAATTCACGTGCTTTGTACCAATCATTATAATACGTAATGCAACAGTTACCGAGATCAGGACTGGTCGATACAACTATGATTTCAAGATGTATATGTTTTATTAATTGTTTTGATAGAAGCTCTTTTCCAAAGAATCTTGACGCTGCAAGTATTTCCTGTTCAAGATAGGGGTCTTTGGAGCCGGTTACTAATACTTTCATTCTCTTCTATTTTTTTCTTCTAGCTGTATTTCATCTAAACTCTTTCCTATGTACCGCCATGTATCAAACGGACAGTTAAATAAAAATATGAATGCCCTTACTGAAGTGTTTATTAAAAAGCCACAAACAACAAGTGGAAATATAATCAACCACAAGATGAATTGTGTGGGGAGCATCAACTAAATCCTTTAAATATATCTTTAGTAAATTTTCGATTGGTGTCTTTATCGAACAACGCAGTATCTGGCATAAGATCATCTTGTGCTGATTGTTCGACGTCGTAGAGCTTCATCTTCGCTCTGTCTACGCCTACGACAAACTTACGAAACTTGGAAGGATCCGCATATCTGTTTTTCAATTGTTTAAACATAAGTTGGTTCAAGTCTTCCAGTTCCTCGGATGAAATTATAGCAAACATCATATCTACTGTTGCTGGTAAGCCAAACGATTCGGATGTATTTTCAAGACCTACATCAGAGCTTGAATATCCAGCTCTATTTGTCTGCGTTGCGGACACAATAGGCACATTAAACTCAACAGCTAGTCCTCTAATCTCTTCAGCGATAGCTTTTACATATGTATATGAATTGACGTTAGCGGATTGTTTAAGACGACTTGATGCACATATGTTAAGATAGTCAATGTAAATTATGTCGGGCTTGAATTTCTTCTTTAAACTAAGTTCATTGAGTAGATGTCGAAAGTTTGCAGCACCTGCTGATGATGTTGGGTATTCCTTGATTATCAGCTTTCCTACAGTCTTTTCTTTCACCCTCTCTATCTTCTTTTCAAAAGCGTCTCTGGGTAATAACGCAAGATCATCAACTGTCACGTTCATGAGATTTGCATCACTACGTTCGGCAATTCTTTCTTCAGCCATTTCCATCGTAATGTAAAGAACATTCTTGCCCTGAACAATATTGGCAGCAGCACAATGACACATAAAAAGTGATTTACCAACGCCAGTGCCTGCAAGCGCTACATTTAATGTTTTGCGGGGCAATCCGCCCTTGGATATCTTATTGAGAAAATCAATATCGAAAGGAATACGCTCTTCTTTTTTGTGATAGAACTCATACCGTTGATCAACGTCATCAAAGAAGTCATGACCGATCTGAGTATCAAATGAAACAGACAGAGCTTGTTCAAGCAGCGAAGGAATGGAATTTGGATTCGTTTTACCCGACTTATCGTCAAGAATCTTTATTGATTCAGAAATAGCATTATAGATCGCTCGATCCTTGCAAAACTTTTCTGTCTGGTCAACTAACCAATCAACATCGTTCTGCTGATCACAATATGTGTCGATTTTTTGTTTAGCTTGAACAAACTCGTCTTGACTGAGAGTGCGAGCGTTCTCAAGTTCAATCGATAGAGCTACCTGATTCGGAAAGCTATTAAAACGATCAACATAACCAGTGATCGCTTTGAAGATTTCTTTATCAATTCTACTGCTAAAGTAATCGTGAACTAAAAAGGGTATGACCTTTCGACCATACCCTTCATTGAAGATCAGATTACTAAAGATCAAATCTTCAACAACCATTTATGCTCCTGGCGGAAGAAAATCTACATTGAAGGAAAGTGAAACACGTGGACCATCTACATTCATTTGTGGTACGTGATGATACAACCACGACGGCCACATGGAAAGAGATCCGGTTTCTGGTTTGATGATCATCTGCTCGGAAGTAAACGGACCAGCATCTTCTGGCCGTACAACTGGATCATGCATACGTAGGTCTTTCGTTGGGTTAAAAAACACGAAAGGACTCATGTTATCATTCACCTCTGCATAATACGTCCCAGAGAAGGTGGAACGTGCATGGTTATGAGGTGGGTGATAGCCACCTTTCCTCATAACATTAACCCAGAGTTGGATAGAACATTTATCGTAATTGCATTCGTATTTCAATTCTCGCCCAAATGCACAGGCAATGCCATAGATGGCTTCTTTAAGCTGCTTGATTCCCGAAACATGATCTAGCTCTTGACGATTAAAGAACGTAGTAAACCCACCTTCGTAGTTTTGTGATTCACCTGCAAGCTGAAGGAGACCGGCCTTCATTTCAGCAACAGGAAGATCCAATTTGACCGTTGTAATAAGAGTCGGAAAAATAGGCTGATAATTCAGCTTATTAAACTCCGTGGTAGCTGCTGTGTAAGAAGCAGATTCTGCTGGGACAAGGGCATTTTCACTCATTTGTATTCACTCCATATTTAAATTCTTGTTGTGCTGCTGCTTCCAGCAGCTTCATCACTTCATCAGTATAATATTTTTCTGGGTCTTCATTAATATTTTTACCAAAGGCACTCGTACCGTCTGGTAGTTGATATCGTGTAGACACCTTTTTAAATACTCCGTACTTCTCTGCTAGCTCAAGGAGACCGTAGTACCTGTCAAGTCCTTTGGCGTAAGTAAGTAACACTTCTGCTTGACTGTTTTCTTTTGAAAGTCGGGATTTGTACATTTTGATCTTGACAATGTTTCCGACGACGTCAGTGCCATCTTTTTCCTTACGTTTGGAGAGCATAGCAATAGTGCTAGCCGCATATTTAAGTCCTGTTCCACCACCGAGCTCCTTTGTTGGCACGTATGAACCGACGAGTTCATAGACGTGATTAGTTACAAGCAGAGGGATTCTCACCTTCGCTAGTTTAAGAGTCAACACTCTAAAAGCTGCTTTAATAATCTGTGCTTTAGTCATGTCTCTGGTATCTTTACCTTCGAGACTATCTTCCATCTCTTTGGAAGTAGAAAGCATTCCCAAGCTATCCAACACAAACATCATCGGTGGACGTGATGCTTCTTCTTTTTGTTCGTATGCATCGAGCAATTTCAATGCATGGGTTTTAAACTTCTGAATGGTATCAGGCTCAGCAATGATAACACGAGACGTGTCAATACCACGCTCCTCCATCATATGCTTTGTTACGGCTGCTTCTGTGTCGTAGTAGACGACTGCTCCTTTGGGATGTTTGTCGAGGAAACTCCTGACGACCCCAAGAACGAAGTAAGTCTTACCAGTAGCGGACTCGCCTGCAAATGCAGTAACTTTATTATCAGGTACGCCACCATAGAGGCTACCCGAGAGAACAGCGTTGAGAATGTAGCTACCAGTATCAATAAAACCCCCAAACTCAGCACTACCAGAGCCGTCAGAGGCCAAAGAAGTGTCTTCATCTTTAAGTTCCTTAATCAGATCACGTAAAAATTCACTCATTAACACTCCTCGCTTGCGATATGTCTTGCATATATTTGTCTAAGCTCTTTATATTTTTGAAGGATAGTATGTGGAACAATACCTTCCCCATATTGAACAATGAGCTGCTCGATAGTATTAGCTAGGTCACGTGAACGACGTAGCTCCTCAGCCGTTCCTCGTTGATGCACTTCAAAATCATTCATAGTTTTTTCACCTTAATATAATCTCCACCTATTTGATCTAGTTTCATTTTAAACTGAGCAATCTTTTCTTGCCTGTTAGGCCACTTAATAATATCTTGTTCAGGATTCTTATTTAAGTTTTTTAACAGAGGGATTATCGCATCATACATCTGTTGTATTTTGTCAGTCAACTCATTGTTAAGATCAGCAGCAGCTTCGATTAAGTGATCTTGTCTAATTGTACTTTCATCAGCAAAGGTAAAACCAAAATCATCATCAAAAGAACTGATCGAGGCTTTGTTGTTCATTTTCTTCCTTCCATCCAATTGCTTCCATGATTGTACGCAATGGTTCCATAAATGATTTGTCGAACTGCGTATCGTAATCGAGGAATTTGTTTAGTCCAAGCTCTTTAGGTAGCTTTCCTGGTGCAGCGATAACATTTGTCGGTAGGGGTGAGGAGTCAAGCAGATAACAGAACTTAATCTTCTCACCTTCACCAATAGGCATATACTTAGTTTCAAGATTCTTGAGATGGATAAGATGGTTATACATCAACGATCCTTTGACGTGGATCGGTGTGCCCAGTAAGAAATTCATCGTTCCTGTGTTATAGGATTTCTGTATGAGCTTTTTTGTCTTCTTATCAAACTGATCACTTTTCAACATCCCTCTTACGCTACGAGGAAAAGCGATATCTTCAAAAGGCAACGTCTTGAAAACTCTACGATAGTCTTTGATAAACTTTTGTAGAGAGGACTCGTTTTCGTTCATGATAACAGAGAATGCTGCTTTGAGATGCTCACGACAGGTTGCAGGTGTCGATGAACGAACAGACTCGATACCTTGAATTTTCAGTTTAGGTTCTGCAAACCTAACACCCTCGAGATCATAAACATTCAGTATGTAGTGTTTCTTTCCCGTCCAAAGACCTTTATCAGCAATGGCCTCTCGTTTCATTTTCATTTTCTGCTCATATGCAGAAACATAATCAGCAAGCTCTTGGTAGCTTTTATCAATGAAAGGCTCAAAGTATTCCGCACACACTTTGTCGATATATGTAACGGTTATTGGTTTATTGCGATCGGGATATGTTTTCTCAACAAACTTACCAAGTTTGATATACATCGAGTCCGTATCAATAGCAATCACAAAGTCCTCGTTATCTGTCCTGAGGATCTTGTTTAACTGTGCATTGATCTTCTTCTCCATCCATCGAATAGAGAGCTGACCAGACTTTGTAATTGATTCCGCAAGCCTGTTATCAAACCAACGAAAGAACTGATTCGACAAGGCGCCATAAGCACTATTCAGCTGAATCTTTTTAGCGAGCTGCATGTTATGACATCTTGCAATCTCGTTTGAAAGTTCTCGTGTAGGAGTCTGTTCATACGCCTTCTTTGCCTCAAGCATTCGCTTCTTCCACAAAGACCGATCATTGTACATGGTCTCCATGAGAGTAGGCAGAAATCCTCGTGTTGTTTTGTCGAACACACAACCAGTCGGTGCGATAGTTAGGTTATGCTTCTCTAGTGGTTCGCGAATGGTCTCAAAGTTCAAAAAGTAGTCAGTCAGTTTTGATGATGACGAATTAGGAGCAAACCCATTGACTGCGTTTTTGATATCTTCGCGAAGCTGATTACGTTGTTGCTCATCCCGCACAACATCTAGCTCACCATCAAGAAACATATCAACACTCTTCGATGTGACGCTGAGATCGTATTGCATTAACTGCCCACGCATCGTTTCAGGTGAGATGTTGTACTGCATGATCAGGTGTGGATACAGACTGTTCAAGTCAAATGATACGACCCAATCGTGTATTCCACACTGAGGGTCTTTCACATATGCACCTTCGATCTGACGAGGTTTGTTCCCAATGCTCTTTATCGGGATCACAATCTTACGCTCCATCAGATAGTTGTGGATGATAACATCCCACATACTCACTGTGGTCAAGCTGTCGATGAAGTTAACCTTACCGTCGTATGCAATAGCATATACCTGCTCTAAGAACTTCATCTTCTGATCTAGCTTGTATACAAGATCAACGTCACGAATGTTGTAATTAATATAGTTACGAAAATCACCTTTGTAGAACTCATCGAGAGTCTCAAAACCAAGTTCGTTGAAATCCAACTTACGCTCACCAAGCTCTACAAAAGCAATATGGTCAAGTTTAAAGGACTCTTGATTCGTGAACGAGAACTTCTTGTACAACTGCATGTAGTCCAGGACGGATATACCAGCCGGAATATTCATGTACTCAGCCATGTCTTCCGAGCTCGGATCACGGCGTTGTTCCCAGAGATTCCAAGGCGACAATCTTTTTGCAACCTTTTCATCAAATAGCCGCGTGATACGGTTGATCAGGTAGGGAATATCGAAGAACTCAACGTTCCAGCCTGTAACAACATCAGGCATCCATTCCTCTGTCCTCCACAGTGCGAGAAATCTTTCGATCATGTCTCGTTCACTACGGCACTCGACGTATGTGACATAATCAAGTTCTGGTGTGTACGGAAAGAGTCCAAACGTAACAGCTTGTTGATTCTTACGAATCGTAATAGCTGTTAGTGCTTTATCTGCTTCTTTGATGTTCGGAAATCCACCTTCAGAATCTGTTTCAATGTCTAACGTGACAACAGATATCAACGAGGGATCATAGTTAACCTCCCCTGGGAAAGCGTCGTTGATGTACTGGTAGTGATATGATTCGGGACCATAACCATACATCTCATGACCAGCCACGTCTTTGTTGTTCTTGATGTAGCTAGCCGCATCGCGCATCGACCCAAGGTGGAGCTTAGCTACGGGCCTGCCTGCTAGGGTCTTATACTCTGAACGACCGGTCAAAGAAGCGGTAAAAATATATGGGTCATATTCAACAACGTCCTGAAAACGAACGCCATCTTCATATCCACGAACATAAATCTTATCAAACGCTTTGAAAACGTGTGTGTAGAACTTCATAATTAAGGATACCTCGCTGGTACCAAGTCACTTTTTAAACAAAGACAGCTCGCGCTCTTGATTTTTCTTCAAGTAATTAGACAGTTTATCCAAATAACCACGATTGCGCAACTCTTTAAATACTAAATTCTCAAACGAGAATTCACCACCTGCCTGGATTGAAGCACCACGCATGGATCTGATCTTATCTTTTAGTTCATTGGCTGCTTCAACACTATTCTTACTCTTAACCATAGTGTCTATTTGTTTCATATAAAATTCAACTTTTTGCAGTAACAACGTATTCTTTGAAAAGTTCATTTTGGTAAACTTAGGCTCTTGAATCCATTTGTTCTTTAGCAAAGAGAATACACCTTGGCCTTGAGGATGTTTCGCACGCTTATCCTCTGCAAACAGCTCGACAGGGTAGCCAAGCACCTTTATATTGGAGTGATTGGCCGCCCATAGAGCTTTTTTTGCCATGAAATAGTCCATTACAAGCTCACCTTCGCAGCTCACTTTCTCATAATCAATAACCAAATGAACATCAAGATCAGATTGACGAGTGTAGTTGTAATTTGCATTACCACCAGTAAGAATAATATCAACGATATTATTGTTATCAATATTTGCAAACTTGGCCCAAACACGAGCTATCTGAAGCAATTTAGTGCGCACTTGAGAATCTAGTTCTTTACCGTCCCAAAACTTTGGATTCAGTACACGATGATACTCAAGTGTTGCTTTTGTAAGACTTTCGTTATATTGCTGGAATGTTTGCATGGCACTTAAAAAAGGGTTGATACCCTATTTAGTCAATGCATATTATAGCGAGCCTTTGTTTTAGCACGTAGTTTACCTACTTCATGAAAGAAGTCGAGTATAAATGAGAGGAATGTTTTGATTTTACTCATGCTGGGATCCCCCTGTCACGTAAGTGTTGTATACGAACCTTTAAATCCGCAGCGTCGACGGCGTGCGACAAATAACGCTCAGCTTCTGATTGTTGGAGAGAGGTCCACCATGTTTTTAGTTTTTGTATAACGGTCTGCATTTTTATCCTTTGTCTTGTGAACAAAGATAGCCGGCAGGGCCGGCTATCCTTACAGCTAATCTTTTGGACTATT